GCAAGGTCGTGGAGATTGTGGGATGAGATTATGACCGAGCATTCCTCCTCCGCCATGTATTCGAGCAGGAGGTTCTTAATAAGATTCCTCTTTGCCGGGTCGAGTCCGTCGAAGCTCTCGTCGAGCAGAATGACCTCGGGCATCGTGGACATTCCGAGAATTATCTCGGCCTGTCTCTGCATTCCCTTTGAAAAGCCGCGTATGCTCTTCTTTGTGTCAAGCCCGAAAACCTTTGAGAGCTTGTGCATGGTGTCGAAGCTGAAGTGGGGATAGTAGCCCGCATAGAATTTGCCCATGCTCTCTATTGTCGCGTTGGGCTCGAAATAGAGGTCATCGGGGACATAGAAAAGTCTCTGCTTAACCTTTGCGTTGTCAAAAACATTCTCGCCGAATATTTTGACCTCGCCCTCGTCGGCTCTGTAGACTCCGGCGACCGTCTTGAGAAGCGTTGTTTTGCCCGCGCCGTTGTAGCCGACAAGCCCGTATATTGACGACTTTTCGACTTTCAGCGAAAGATTCTGAATGGCGGTGAAGTCCTGAAACCGTTTTGTAACGCCGATTACTTCAATCATAATTCTTCCTCCTGAGTGTAGATTTCATAGAGTATGTCGATAATTTCCTGCTTTTTGAGTCCCTTGGCGCGGGCGGCAGAGATGGCGTCCGAAACTTCGGACACCGCCGTGTCGTGCACCGAATCGTTCTTGAAAGCCTTTTCGCTGACGAAGCTTCCCTTTCCGGGCACGGTGTATATCGCACCGTAGGATTCAAGGTCGGAGAACGCCTTTTTGACCGTGTTTATGTTCACGCCGGCGTCGGTTGCGATGGATCGAATTGACGGCAGCTGCGAGTGCGGAGCGAATGTACCGACAAGGATAAGAGTCAGCAGCTGATTCCTTATCTGTTCGTATGCCGGCACGCGGCTCTGCTTGTCGATTAAGACCACAGCGATTCTCCTTTCTTTTTGATTCCGGCGCGCCGCAGTGCACCAAAATCAGAATAGGTGTGCTATCTGTCATAGCACATCTATATCATAACACAAAAAATACCTTTGTCAACACAAAATTTTAAAAAATCTAAAAACAAAAAAGCCGCCCAAAGGCGGCTTCTCTGTATTTGGTGATCCATCGGAGATTCGAACTCCGGACACCTTGATTAAAAGGGATAGTTGATTGCGCGAAAAACGTTGATATATATAGGCAAATGCGAATGTGTGTTCACAATTTGTTCCCAACCGTTAAAAAATCACGTGCGCTCAGTTATAACAAATTGACCGCTTTTTGAAGCTGATCGATGTCGACATGGGTGTAGACTTTATTGGTAACGACTTCCGAAGAATGTCCCATGAGTCGCTGAATATCCCATTTATCTGCGCCGTTGCGGTGCAACATAGAAGCAAATGTGTGCCGTGTTGCATGTGGCGTCAGGCGTGGCAGACCGAGCGCTTCAAGCGTGGGGTAATACCATTTTGCACGGAAGTAGCGCGCGGTTACCGGTACAAGCTTGCCACAGTGCTCGTGGCAGACGATAGTCGGACCGTTTTTATCAAGCCACTTTTGCAGATACGGCATTACTTTATCGGAGACCGGGACAATTCTATTCTTTCCGGCTTCGGTCTTTTCGCCGCCGCGAAGAGTATGATTTGCGGCATCCCAGCTGAACGGTGTAAGCGCCAAAAATTCATTTATTCGCCAACCTGTGTAGCACATAATCAGGATTAGGTCGGCATACATAAAGCCTTCCTTAGCGGCGGACTCAAGCTTTTGCAAATCGAGATCGCTAAACGGTACCTTTTCTTTCGTTTCTGCTTTGGGCAGCGTGACGAAGGTTGCATAATTTTTGATAACGATATCATTCTGCACGGCGTAATCACAGAGTAGGGAAGCAAAAAGTTTTATTTTTTGCAGAGAAGAGGCGGAGAGTCCGTTCTGATGTGCCGTGTCAACGACCGTTTGAAAATGGGCGGCTCGTAAATCCTTTACTTTATATGAGCCGAGGACAGCAAGCTTATTCCATGCCGCATTATAATTGTCCTGTGTCTGTTTCGCGAGATTCTTAAATTTCTGTAATTTCTTATACTCGGCGCACAGTTGTGCGAGTGTGATATTTTCGGCAGAAGCCGGAACGTCAATATGCGGGGTCTTATGCCATGCGCCGAGAGCTGTCATTGCCTCTGCCCTCGTGGCGTAGCAGCCTATCAGCTTGCGTTGCTTTTCGAGGGAATATTCGGAGCTGCTCTGCGGAGCAAGAACAGCCCAGGGCTTGCGCCGGTTTCCGCTGAGTTTGCGGATCGTTCCATATCCGTTTGGATTTTTCATAAAAAACACCGCTCCTTTACTTGTGTTTCCTCAGAGCGGGTGATATAATAAATATATCAATCCACTCTGTCGTAGGTGTGTGTTGATTTTCTTGAGCCCTCGGTGTTCCAGCACCGGGGGTTCTTTTATTTATCTTTTGTCTTTTCTGAAATGCGTTTTTTCTCCTCTGCTCTTTTGATTTGCTCTATACTCTTTTCGGGTGTCGGCAAATTCTCGGGCATGACTCCGCCGAGTTCTTCTATGGTCTTTCTAACTTTTCTTCCAACATCATAGTGCGTTTGATTTGCCTTTTCTTTGCCGCGAACCTTTTCTCTGCGAAGCTTTTCTTCCGTTTGAGTTGCACGAAAGAGATTGGCGGCGAGTTCTGTGCTGCCCATGTGGTCGAGAATATTTTGACTCTTTTTTAATCCCTTTCGACGGTGAATATCTTTAGCACCGAGACCGCCGTAGAGACCTTGATATCCTTTATTCTGAAAGATTGCATAGTCTTTGGGGTCAATGATTCCGGCATCGTGCGCGGCGTTTGCAAGAGCTGTATTGTGGCGCTTCATCTCGTTTCGAATGGCAAGCCTCTTCTGATCTTCGGTCAGCTCTTCGTAATTGTCAATGAGCTCTTGCTGGCGCGTTTTAACGGCAAAGTATGATTGCCCGAGAGCTATTACTTCTTTGCGAGGATCCCCGTTCATGACAATCAGATAACATGCATACCTGGAAAGCATAACATCATCCACCTCGCGCTCCGCGCCAGAGCCGATGTCAACCATTTTGCCAACGTCGGCAAAATGGTCATCAATTGCAAATCCGCTGTTCTTGCAGGCGAGTTTTGCTCGTTCAATCGTATCTGAAAAACGGCGCCACTGTGTGTAATCCAAAACGGTCTGAAGCTCTCTTGCAAGCCAATATTCCTGCCCGTCGTCGTTAATATGTTTTATGTCCTCAAAAATTTGCTCATTATATGTGGTTATTTCAGAAGTCATGGTTTTGAAGCCCCCTCGTTCAATTTATATATTTGTGATTCGCGCTCTTTTTGCCCCATAGCCTTCTGGCGCATTTTCTGTAAAATCCGCCATCAACAAGAATAGCGGTTTTAAACCTATCTGTAAATTCTTCTCTTTCAAACTTTAAACCACCTTTTACTATTAGTTTTTAATTATCTCCCTTACAAGAAGATACGGTATGCCCAGGATGCGATAGTGCTCGAGATCCGTGCCGGTTAACTCTTTGGGCGGATATGACGGATTGAGGGGGCTAAGCCTAACCATGTCGTCAAAGATATCGATTCTCTTAAGGGTCGCACATTCGCCGTCGTAAATAACGGCACCAACATCCCCGCTGCGCTCAATAAAGGTTTGCCGAAGAATGAGGACTTTATCGTCAGTGTGGTAAGTCGGGTACATTGAATCACCGTGTACCTTTAGAACAAAAAAGTCGGATTTGCTTCGTCCCTTGAGAAAAGAGCGCGGGACATCTATGGTTTCGCCGCTCCAATCCTCGACTGCAATTTCTTCATATCCGGCGGCAATATTGCCTATTACCGGGAACGTAACAACATCTTCTGTCACATTCGGAGAAACGAGGTTTAGCGGCTTCATGGGAACATCTGCACCCATTAACCACGGAATAGATACATTTAAAATTTTTGATATTTCTTCAGTTCTTCTTTGTTTTGGTGCATAGATTCCTTTTTTATAATTGCTTATTGTAGCGTCAGCGACATTCAACGCTCTCGCAAGTTCCGCTGCGGTCATATTTCTGCGTTCTAAGGCTTCATTTAATCTTTCTGCAAAGCTTGGCATATTGATCACCTCGCCTATACAATATCACAAAGCCAACGAAAACGCAAGTAAAAATGAAAAAAACTTTTGAAAACTTGTGAAAAAGTATTGACTTGTGAAAACGCAAGTGATATAATCAAACCAAAAGGAGGTGAAAGCGATAATGTATGATTACTCAAATTTGCTCGGCGCAATGAGGCAAAGAGGCATAACCCAAAAAAGCCTTGCAAAAAGCGTCGGAAAAAGCGAAGCGACGATTAACCGCAAGCTCTGCGGTGCAAGGGAGTTCACGCAAAGCGAAATGTTCAAAATACTTGAGATTATAGGCGAGCCGGTCGAAAGAGTCTCCTTTTATTTTTTTTACTCATCGACTTGTGAAAACGCAAGTTACAGCTAACCGAAGAAAAAAGCTGAAAAAAGAAAGAGAGGTGGGAATATGAAAATTTATGCCGTAATAATTACATTGCTTTGTATCGGCATGTTCGTCGGCTATATCAAATACAAGATAAGCACGCAGGCGCTGTCGTATTATTTGACGACAAAAAGCACCGCTCCAACCGATGACGAGCTGAAGCAGTGTGCTGAGTGGGTGATAAAAAATTGGTTCAGGAAGTGATTGAAAACTGCGATTTTATCAGATTGGTGACAACATTTGAAGCTATCTGAACCAATGCGGAAAGCGAGGCGGAACCGATTTGCCCGGCAATGTTTTTGACATTTGTCCAGACCTCATTCTTACGGACATTTGCGATAAACTCATGTCCAAGCGGTGTGAGATCCTTGATGAGACAGTCACCCGTCGTTGTCCACATCTCCACATCGAGTAGGTTTGACCATTGACACTGGCGAACATGGTAAAGAATTTCATCTCGCTGATATTTACTGTTTAACCCAAACATATTGTCATCAGTAAAGCGGAGCATTTGACTGAAAGAGGTATTTTCTTCAACAACAAAGAGAATATCCCTGATACAGTCAGGATTCAGTTTCACATTATTCACCCCCTTTCAGAGAAAGTATATCGCACAAAAAGAAATAAATCAAGAGAGGAGGGAGAGGGTGAAAACAATAATTTGTTTGCTGTCGGTGATGTTGATTATGTTTTCTGTTGCGATGGTTATCGCGATAATAACATTAATATCGGGTTGGAGGCGATAAAAATGGAGTTACTTCTGTCAGCTTCTTTCGGAGCTCTCGCTATCACCGGAGGAGTTCTTACCGTTGTTATGGCTATCGATTTGCTCAATCAATTTAGAAATCGCTAAATTAAGCCCAAGAGTAAAGTCTCGGCTACATACGGTTTTTCTGTTTGTGTGAATCAAGACATCGGAAATCGGCATTTGCTTATTTCGATAAGGAATATCGAATCGAATTACTCCATAGGTTCCCTGCATTTTAGTGAGATTTATTGGAAACTCTATGCTTCTGGCTACGGGTCCATAATGATCGGGATTTATGTATGTATAAAACGATTCTTCGCGTTGTTTACATTTTATTATTGTGCCGTCGAGAAGAACGAGATCAATTCTAACAATTGATATATCTGAACTTGCATCATTTACAAACAGGCAAGGGACGTTGCACATTAATAATCCCGACTGCGCCGCGACAGCATGGAACAAATCAATTCCGGCTTCTGAATCAATGCTAATGCTTACCTTTGTGCGCTCTTTTGCCTTGCGCGAAAAAAATTCATACAAAGATATAGCCAAGGATAAGGCCGATATAAGAATAGGAGCCCACGTCTTTATAATTTGCATATTTTTACCTCCTTAAAGAAAATTATATCACACAAAAGGAAATAAGACAAGAAAGGAGGGAAAAGAGAAAGAGAGGTGAAGAGATGAACAAAAATTTTTATATTACAATCACTTAAAAGGAGGTACATAAAATGCCGCGAGTTTTGAAACCGAAGCCTACAAAAGAAGAAATCCTCGCGATTGACGGCAGCGTGCCGGTTGAGATGGCCGCGAGGTATCTCGGACGACCTAAAGATTTTATTTATAACGGACTGCAGAAGCAGGCGCTGCCGATCGGCACCGCATACATCCGCGAAAAAGAATGGTGCTACGACATAAGACCGCAGGCGCTGGTTGAATACAACGAGCATGGCGGAGTAATGCAGCACAAGGAGTTTGAACACTTCGTGCGCGCGATGATAGCCAACGCCGTTGAAATGGCGCTATTTGCAGAGGACTGAATAAAATATTTGGTCAGTGTAATTAACCCCTCTCTGCCACAAAAGGCGAATGGCAAGAAAATGAAATTAATGCAATAAGAAAGGAGATGAAAGCATGACAAGGTTTAAAAAGCGGATAAAAAGGGCTCGTCGAATCGAAACCGTTACGCTTACACAGCCGGCGTACTGCCGCGGAAATAGCAACTGCGGCAGAGACCGGCGTGGGTTGTGGCATTGTAACTGTCTTAACCAAAGTAAGCAAGAGCCCCGAAAACAGCAGCAACAATAGAGGCTATTGTTGCTACAACGGAAACGACTACAGTAACGACGAAGCGAATCCGATCTGTTTTCTCTTTTGAGGCAGGTGTCTCGACCAGCTGATGAATCTCATCGACACCGGGAAGATAATACCGCTTATATGACAAGTCAATCACCCCCCTTCAAGAGAAAGTATATCACACAAAAAGAAATAAAACAACGAGAAAGGAGTTCTTGCGATGTCTCAAACGGCAGAACTCGACCTGTCGGTGGTGCCTGACAGCGAGATGACGCATTTAGCCCGGTCAACGCTTCGCGCGGTAGAACGGTATTTTGAAATCCCGGGCGTCAGAGAAGAGTACGAGCTGTGGCTCAAGAAAAGAAAGACGGCTTAAAGAAGAAAAAGAAAGGAAGAAAAGAAAATGATTAAAAGCTTAAAGGAAGCTCACAATGCCCAGATCCCACTATTTAAAAAGTGGCGATATCGACAAAGCGGCAACGATGTCCGAATTGTTGAGCGTAATGCTCGCGCAGGAGATTTTAAATGCTTTCGGCGGAATCGGAACAATGGACATGTGTGTAATTGTGGCAGCCTGCAAACTGGCAATATCAGCTGTTGAGGATTCCGCCGAAAAAGCCGGGCTTACCGCTGAAGAAGTGCTTGGCGCGGCGGACGACCTTGCTACTTTGGCAAACCGGCACACCACAAGGCTGACTATTGTCAAGCCGATGCACAAGGGGGCTGGCAATGATGACTAAAGACTTGCTTATCATCGGCGCGGTTGTCGCGCTGGTGGCGATTATACTTCTTGCGGCTCTGCCGGAGATAACGAGCGCGATGCCGGATGTTTATTATGTCGATCCGACCGAGCCGGAAGCAGCGACGGAAGCAGAGCCGGAAACGGTTTTGCAGTCAACTGCAAGTGTCAGATACGCCCTGACCGCCGCCGAGCGCGATGAGGTTGAGCGGGTAGTCATGGCAGAGGCGGGAGCCGAGCCGTACATAGGTCAGATGGCTGTTGCGCAGTGCATCCTAAACGCCTGCGAGCAGGAAAACGCGCGCCCCGCCGAGATCGTCAAACGATACGGCTACACCGACAAGCGCCCCGAGCCGAGCTACAAAGTCAAGAGCGCGGTCTCCGATGTCTTTGACGACGGCGATGTGGCGACGGATGCCGAGATACTGTATTTCTACGCGCCGGAGCTGTGCCAAAGCATATGGCACGAGTCGCAGACCTATGTCTGCACCATCGGCGGGCATAGATTCTTTGAGGAGGCAGGAAAATGATTGATAATAAAGACTTTATTGCGGCAATCCACAAGATATCAAAGCAGGCTGAATCTCTCGCCTGCCACCGTTGCGCAATTATCCGCGCCGCGAGGAAACGGCTTGAAGAGCCGGCCGCGTCGCCGTGGATAAGCGTCGATGACAGGCTCCCGGAAGATTGCCAGGGGGTATTAGTAATTGCAAACGGCAGACCACGAGAGCATGTGAGTTTAGTTAATTCCTACGAAATCGCAACATTTTTTATCGATGAAGGTTGGTATTTGGACGAATTTCCGGATTGGGAACAGCCGCAGGTGACATTCTGGATGCCTTTACCGGATTTACCAAGGGAAGCAGAACCGGGGCTTTATCACAAGTATCGCGTATATGACAACGAAAGCGGTGCGTCAATTGACGGATGCTTTGTGCTGCGTCCCGACAAAGATTTTGCGGCACGAGATGCGTTGCACACATATGCAGCAGCGACAAGCAATGTGGTTCTTTCAAAAGACATAATAAAATTTCTTAAAAGTTTAAATCCGGAGGTATAACCATGGCATTAAAGTTTGCAATTCAGACGGTTTTTGAAATCGCCGTCGTCATACTTATCATCTACGGCTTTATCCGTGAGGACAAGCTAATCGCCTTTGAAGACAAGGTAATAGCCAAAATCAGAGCAAAGAGGAGCGGGCGCGATGCAGGCACTCGAAAAGACAGCTGACGCGCCGGGGAGCGGGCAAAAATGGCGCAGGAAAAAGGTCTGTAAAAGCTGCTATTGGCTGCGGCAAATTGACTGTGCGAGCGACGGCTGGGACGGAAAGCGCTGTGCCTATACCTACATCACCGACCGATTCCGCGAGATCCCCGCGACAAACGATTGCTGCGCATATTATCTCAAAAAGAAAGGAGCAAAAATATGATGGAAGAGAATCATATCTTAATGCACGCCGATGTGCTTGATGCAGTGCTTGCCGACTATAGCGGCCGATTCGTCAGCCGCCGGGATTATAACGACGGCAAGACTTACGGCTATGTAACAAACCTTAAAAATCAGAACATGGCTATCGAGTATACGCACTACAAAAATCAGCTCGGCGAGCGTCATGCGCTGTCCGACAACGAGCGTTTTGACTTTGACAACCAGATGATTAAAAAATACATACCTCAAATGGCAGAGCGGGTCGAGGAAATCGAGCGCGAGGAGGGCTCTGCGCTGCGCTTGCCGATATCCGTGCCGGTGTCGATATATTTTGACAGAAGCCGCCGTGGCATGGACGAAAACGGCCGTCCGAGTGAATTTTTGATAATTATCGAAGAAAAAGGAAAAGACCGTAAGCACATCTGGAAAGCTGACGGACGTGAGGCTGTTGTGGCTTATCTTGACGAATATGCGAAAAATGTGTTGCCGAGGCTTGACAGATATGAAAAAGGACGCCCTGCGGTAACAGGACGCCCAAAGGATGTTGCCGGAACAACACCAAACACCATAAACAGTATAACACCGCCGCCGGAAAATGTCAACGGGGGCGCGATATGAAAATACGATCTTACAGATGCCCGAAATGCGGGCGTGAATATAATTTTGCCGACGGCAACAAAACAAGACTCTGCCGCGTTTGCGGGTGCGAACTGGACAGCCTGACTGTCTACTCGACGGATGACGGCAGCACGGCCAGCGACCAAACCGCCGAGACCAAGCGAGAGAACCGCGAGGCCGAGGAGCAGGAAGCGCTTTTTATGTGGGCGGAGTACCAATTCGCCGCACAGCCGGAGCTGCGGCTTTTATATCATATTCCAAACGAGGGCAAGCGTAGTGTCTCATATGGCGCCGCGCTCCGGCGGCAGGGAATGAAAAAGGGCGTGCCCGACCTCTGCCTACCGGTCGCCCGGGGAAAATACCACGGCTTATATATCGAAATGAAAGCCGGACGAAACAAGCCAACGGTAGACCAGCAGTGGTGGCTTGAAGCGCTTGAGCGACAGGGTTTCCGCGCCGTGTGGTGCTCCGGCTGGGAGCGGGCAAAAGAAGAAATATCGGAATATCTGAATTTAAAGGAGACAGAAAAATGACAGAACTGATGAAAAAGGCAATAGCCAAAATCGACGCCGAGGGCGAAAAGGGTGGCACGAATCAGAAGCGTATAGCGCAGTATATCATCGATGCGCTTATAACCGACGATATCAGCGCGGGCAAGGTCGCGGACGAAAAGAAGAGCCTTGCGGACTGTGTGAAAGCCGTGACAGGAAAAGCAAGAAAGCATGCCGAGAACGGCTGCGCGATGGTCGAAGATGAAACGGTCTACTCTTGGATCCGCGAATATTACGGAATCGCCGAAGAGCCGAAGACCGATAACATCATCAGCCTTGACCTTGCGGATCTGCTGTGAGGTGGCGACATGGGACAGAAAGCAAAGAAAATCACCGACAAGCAGTATCAGCACGCGAGGAAAATGGCTTTTGCCAAGTCGATTGACGGCCTGCCGAAAAAGGTCGCGCAGTGGGTTGACGACAGCGTCCTGCTGGGGAGCCGCTATCTCTTCACGCACCGTGAAAACGGCGTCAGATACGGACACTGTACGCACTGCCACAAGGATGTGGTGCTTGAGCTCGGCCGGACATACAGCGCCGCCGATGTGCAAAATGTCAACTGCAAACACAAGGACATAGGCTTTTGCCCGGCGTGCAAAAGTACGGTCGAGTTCCACGACAGCGGCAGAGGCAGAAAATATATGTATGACCAAAAATACATTCTCTTTGCCACGAAACTGCGGGACGGCGGAATCCTCGTCCGGGCGGGATTCGTGGAGCGCGATTACCGCCTGGACTATACAACAGTCAAGACCAATTTTTTTGAGGAATATCGGGTCTATTACAACACCGGCGTTGACGCCGTGTGGGCGAAAAGGTGGTCGTATGGGTTCCACGGCTGGGAGTTAGACTGGGAGCGCATGGCGACCATACCGGAGCCAAGCTCAAGACAGCCGTGGTATACGGACGAAAAAAATTATGCCGAAAACCATTATTATGGCTTTAATGACGAGACTTTTAAAAACACCAATTTGCGATACGCGCAGATGTCGTCATATATGGAAAACTTCGGCGGAAATCCTTGCGGCTGGCTTGATACATATGTCAAATATCCGGTGCTGACGGAAAAGCTGGTGAAAGAAGGCTTTATCAGGCTTGCGGTCAATAACTCGTGGACGAATGGAGTTGTCAACCGCCGCGCGAAGACTGTTTCGGCGGCTCTCGGGCTGACGAAAAAGGAGTTGCGAGAACTACCCGAAAAAACGCGCGATGCCGTGCTTTATGCGCAGTTTGCCAAAAAGTACGGAATCACTCCGGCGCAGGCGAGAAAATATGCCTTATACAGCTCGACGAGGATCGAAAACGTCGAGAAGCATTTGCCTTTCAAAAAAGCGGTTAAATATCTCGACGGGCAGGAGGAAATGATATACACGCTTTGCGACTATTGGAACGACTGCGAAAAGCTGAATCTTGACCTCAAGCGCGAGGATATCCTCCTGCCGCCGAATCTCGCGCAGGCGCATCAGCGCACAAACGAAGCCCTTGCGGAAGCAAGACGGCAAAAGGAGCTCGAAGAGACGCGCAGAATGCAGGAAGAGTTTGGAAAGCGGCTCAAAAAGCTCGAGCGGGATTTTGATTTTGAAAGCGGCGCCCTGTTGATTCGCCCGGCGAGAAGCCACGCCGAGCTAATCGACGAGGGGAGCGCGCTGCATCACTGCGTCGCTACATATGCAAAAAAACACCTGAGCGGGCAGACGGTTATCTTTTTTATCAGAAAGAAAAGCGAGCCGGACAAGCCTTTTTATACCTTGGAATATAACCCGAAGACCGAGAGCATCGTCCAGTGCCGTGGTTTGCACAACTGCGGCAAGACGCCGGAGGTCGAGGCTTTTGTCGAGGCATGGAGCGGGTACATTAGAAATAAGAAAAAGAAAAGTCACGCGGCAGCGTGAGAGAGGAGAAACATATGAACGAAGTAATCAGAAGCATGGAACTCAGCGGGAACCTGAGCGAGGAACAGAACGAGGCGTTAAATCTCCACTATGAGATAATCGCAAAAGGCAACCTTGCCGCGTCCGCTATGGTGGACTTTTGCCAGAATCTTAAAAGGATGCGCGACGAGCGTAAATATCTTTTACTCGGGCACGAGACCTTTGAAGAGTATGTCGAGCAGGATGTCGGTATCAAGCAGCGACAAGCCTATACATATATACAAGCTCTCGAGTCGCTTGGCGAGAAATATTTGCAGTCGAATGCAAGTCTCGGCATCTCGAAGCTCGGAATGCTTGCCGCCTTGCCGTGGTACGAGCGCAAGGAAGTCGAGGAGAACAACGATGTCGCGGAGATGTCCACACGCGAACTGAAAGAGACTATCAGCAAGCTGCACGAGGCGCAGGAGCAGTTGACGCTTATCACCGCCGAGCGCGACGAGCTCGCGAAAAGCAGTCAGGAGCACGAAGATCTTTCCGACACGGTACGCCGCCTGCGCGAAGAGCTGAAAGCGGCGTCCGAAAAGCCTGCCGCGACAGTCATGCGCGAGCCGACCGCCGAAGAGATGAAGCAGTATACCGCCGATGCGATTGAAAAAGAGCGCGCAAAGGCGAAAAAGGACAAGGAGAAAGCAATCACCGAGGCCGTGGAGCGGGCACGCGATGAAGCAAAGAAGTCAGTTTCCGAAGAGCTTGAGAAGAAATACAAGGCGGTGCTCGACGCCGCCGAAAAAGAGAAAAGCGAGCTGACCGGACGGCTCGAAAAGGTCGAAAAGGACGCGAAGCTCACCGCCTCGTCGGAGGTCGCAAAATTCAGCGTCTACTTTGACAGCGTTCAAAAATATATCAATGTCATGCGCGGTATAATTGCTTTGATGGACGACGAGACCACCGCCGCCAAGCTTCGCGCAGCGATGCAGAAGCTCGGAGCGCTGCTGCAGGAGGTTTGAGTATGGATTACAGTAAAACGATAGACTTTTTTTCCGAAGAAATTATAAGGGCAATAGAGAGTCTACAAAAATGGAGCAACGAACACCCGAGAAAAACATATGCGCAAGACTTTTTTGAGAAGTTTCCGGAAGCAAAGCCGGATAAAGAAGGTGTGCCGAGGATATGCCGCGCCAACTGCTACGGCGGGAGCTGCCAGCACTCCGCCGTTTCCGGAGCGGGTCCGGCACCGTGTAAAGCTTGCTGGAATGAAGAAATGGAGGCGGCAGACGATGAATAAAAAGAAAGCCGGAATCCTGATGTGCACACATTTTAACTGCGACCACCGTCGCGGAAACTACTGCTGTTTCCAGTGTCAGAAAATCGGCACTTGTAAAAATCCTTGCTATAACAGCCCGCTGAAATGCGGACTGGCAAAGGAGGTTGAACGGCATGAAAACCCTGACGCTTGAACAGCTTATCGAAGCGGCGGAGATTTGCGGATCCGGCAAAGAGGGCGCATGCCAGGCCTGCCCGGCGCATAACGACGGCGAAGTCATGTCGAGCGCGTGCATCGAGAGCGTTATGGCACAAGCCTCCGCCGCACTTAAGGAGTACGCCTGCAACGGAGGTGGTTGCGATGCTTGATTTAAAACCTTGTCCACAATGCGGCGAAGTGCCCGAAATCGGATATGCTTGCGGCGAATATTTTATTTTACCAATATCAAGAGCAGTGGGAGCTTGCGTGTGCAGTTCTTTCGCCGAAATGCACTCAACCAAAGAACAAGAAATCGAAGCTTGGAACAAGTTTTGCAAAGCGGAAAGGAACTTTTTATGAAAATCAAAAAAATAATAAGCCTGTGTAAGGCGAATAAGTGCATATCACTCTACGACATGACAACGCAGATGCTCGGCGACGGTCTCGCCGCCTACTATCTTAACGACTGCCCGGTGTTTTCAATCGATTCGCTTATGACATCTTTCGATATCACACCGACGCAGGCGGACAAAATCGTGCAGCGGTATACCGCCGAGCCGCCGGAAGCGTTTTTAAAGATGGTCGAGGATGCGTTTGACGGAGAAGAGCGCTGCGATCCTCTGCCGATATCTCTGCGGATAGGCTCTTACGACTATATACCATATAAGACTTCGGCCGGGATAGAGTTTGTCGAATCGAAATATCTTGAGCCGCTTGATGTGGACGAATTTGAATTGTATTACCGTCAGACCGCGGCCGGCGCGTTCTTCGCGGCGAAAGCCGGATTTTTTGTGATGGCGATTATCCCAATCAGCACAACGCGGGTGCTGACGGAGAACACTGTCGGATATCTCGACGAGCTTTCGACGATGAGTTCGATAAAGTACGAAAATTTGAAATGAGGATGTGAAAAGCGGTGCGAGTCAAGAAACGAATATTTTCCGGCGCAGTTTGCGAGCAGGAAGTCTACACGGTTTCTGACCGCACCGCCAATGTCGCAAAATCGCAGTACAAGCCGGTGCTCCGCACGGACGAGGAGCGCGAGCGCCACAATCTGATGATAGCAAGGCGGAAGCACGCACGAGTTTTCAACGAGAACTTTTCGCCGACTTCCCTATATTCAACTCTTACATTTGACAATGATCACGAAGTGCACGACTGGGGCGAAGCGCGCCGGTTGCGTACATTATATAAGCGAAGACTACAATACGCGTGTCCGGACGCAAAAATCAATCTTTATATGGGACGCGGCAGAAACACAAAGAGAATACATTTTCACATGGTCTCCGACGGCGTGCCGGAAGAGATCATTAAAGCGCAGTGGATCTATGGCGATATCGTGCAGATAGAGCACCTGCGCAAGCACAACTATTATAACGGTATAGACCACGGTTGTGATTACACCGGTCTTGCCAATTACTTATTTGACCATTGGACGCCCGAACAGGGCACTAAACATAGATATCTATCGACCCGCAACATGCGGCAGCCGGCCAGCGAGGACGCAAAGGTCGCGCTCCGGAGCTACAGCCCCGACAGCCCGCCAATCGCCCCGAAAGGCTATCGCCTTGTCGAGTGCATTCAAAACAGATTCGGATATATGTGTTTTAAATACATAAAAGAGCCCGAGGACGAGCCGCCGAATCGACCGAGAAAAAGAAAAAACTGCTGACGGATGTCAGCTTTTTAAAGCCTTGTAAATGTGTCAAGTTTCACGACGAAGAGGAGGAAAACAAAATGAACCAAACGAGAGCAGAAAAAGCACTTGAATTTTTTGAGGCAGAGATGAGCCGAGGGAAGTGCTCTGACGAGTGTCCGCAATGCAACGCGATGGAGTGCGCGATTGAAGCGTTGAAAGAGCACATCGCCGCTGAAAAAATTTTGTATTGCAAAGACTGTAAAAACTTTGTCAATTGCGAAACTTATTGCTATTGTGAAGAATACGGTGGATTTGTAAAAGACAGCGATTATTGCAGCAGGGGAGAAATAAAAGCGAAAAGAGGCGAAGGTACTTAATAATGCATGATTATAAAAATGCGCTTGTCGAGGTATTGAATCGAGTTTATCTTTATCGAAACACAGATAATTGTGAAATGTGTATTTCAAAAGATTGCTACGAGCTAATCATAGAAGCTCTCAAAAAGCAGATACCAGAGAAGCCGATAAGCGAAGAGTGCTATTACATATGCCCTTGTTGCCGAGGTGACTTGGGCGTTTCGGATGATGATATTTTTATCTATGAACTTTCGATGCCTAAATATTGCAGTAATTGCGGATGTGTGCTTGACTGGTCGGAGGTAGAAAAATGAGCGATTATATTGACCGTGTTGCGCTCGGGATAGGCTTGTGCAACCGAGATGTTTTTGAGAACAAAGGTTATGCGGACGGCTGGAATGCCGCTGTTAAAATTTTAAAAGAAGCTCCTGCTGCTGATGTACAAGCGGTTAAACACGGCAAATGGAAGTTGTGTTATGAAGATTGGCGAATGCAAATCGCGGGCGACGAGTGTTCCGCTTGTGGATTCCAGCATTACGGAACATGTATATCGCACTATCATTACTGTCCGAACTGCGGCGCAAAAATGGAGGATGCAAACAATGCCGAGAGATAAGGATTTGCCAAAAAAATATGACATACCCCGCGAGCGATATCGGGAACTGAAATATTTCTGCTTGCAGTATCCACGGAAAAAGGAGCGGGCAAAAGATACATATGCTTTATCGGCGGCGGCTCCATCCGGGATGCCGTCCGCTTCGGGCTGCTCTGATCCGACGGCAAAAAGGGCAGAAAGCCGGGAGCGGGAAAAGAAAGATGTCGCGCTAATTGAGCGGTGCGTGAAGCTTGCCTGCGGCTCTGATGTCGGACTGATAACACCGTTGCTCAAGAACGTCACGCAGGGGACGCCGTATGAATATATGCCGGTGCCGAGCGGGCGCAGGCAGTTTTATAATCTCCGTCACAAATTCTTTTGCATCCTCGACCGCGAGCAAAAATAAAAGAGTGCACAAAGAGGACCAACTTGAGCCTATAATGGGTATTGTAGAGTACTCTGATAAGCGAAAAGCGCGGAATTCCGGATTTTTTGAATCACTGGAGGAAGTGTAACTTGGAGTACTTAGACAAGATATTTCTCGGCGACGGTCTCGCCGGGATGAAAATCTATCCTGACAACAGCATTGACATGATTCTTTGCGATCTGCCATACGGCATGACGGACTGCGCGTGGGATAACGCGCTGGACTTTGGCCTTTTGTGGTCGCAGTATTGGCGGATTCTGAAAGACAACGGCGCTGTGGTGCTTACGGCCGCACAGCCGTTTACAACCGACGTCATTAACAGCTGCCGCCGATTTTTCCGCTACTGCTGGTACTGGCAGAAAAACATGCCGACCGGATTTACCTTTGCAAAATATCAGCCGATGCGTTGCATAGAGGATATCTGTGTTTTTTACAAAAAAGCGCCGACATACAACCCGCAAGGCATCAAGCATCTCGAAAAGCCGATAGTTACAAAAGGCAAACGCGAAACGGACGGCATCTACAAAGACAGCACTCTCGGCAAGGACTCGCTGCGATATGTGACCGGATATCCCCGGAATCTGCTGCGAATCAACTGCGAGCGGGGCTTGCACCCGACGCAAAAGCCGGTCGCGCTATTTGAATATCTTATCCGCACATACACCAACGCAGGCGACACCGTGCTTGATAATTGCATGGGTAGCGGGACGACCGCTATCGCCTGCATCAACACCGGACGGCATTACACCGGTTTTGAAAAAGACGAGCGATATTATCGTGTCGCTCAAAACCGAATCGCCGAACGGCTGAAACAGAGTTCCACATAATTCTTTTCTCCTTTCTTCCCGCCTCGCCCTGCGGCGGGTTTTAATAGCAGGGCTTTTATACAAAAGCACATGGGCAGCGGCTGTCCAGAGAGTAGGCGAGGTTCGATTCCTCAAGGGGCTTTGTTCGACTCAAAGCCTCATAGGTTCAAAACTCTCACGCATTTAGTTTCTGCCGCCAAGAGGGCGAGGAAGCGCGAGAAGTTAAGCATCGGGCGTTCCGGGACGAATCGGGCGCACAAGTTTGCGGACGGTAAAACGATGGCTGACGACAAGACGCAGCTCGGGCGGCATATATGGTGGCATACGGTTATCTTCGGGGCTGATACACCCCGAAGGCGCGGTTTGACTCCGCGCGCTGCGACACCTTCATTTGACGCACCTCTCTGTGAGCCGGGAGGTGCGCTTTTACAGCTCGTTTTTTCGGGAAATAAGGGACGAATACAAAAAAATTATTTAATTTATAACAGCATTATAAAACTCTCACGCGCGCGACAAATTAAAAGCCTTTGTGACTTTTATAAAACAGAGGGGGTGGCAAAGTCGAATGACAGAGCGGATGATTACTTTTTGTGATGAGTTTGTCAAAAGAAAAAGGGCATACGGGTCAGCACGCGAGTCGGCTATTGCTGCCGGTTATTCCGAAAAGTCGGCGGCGACGATGGCGACATATATTTTAAAACGCCAAGATGCGCAGGAATATATGGCGCGGCGAGAGGAAGAAATCGCGGAGAGTATCCGGCGTCGCTTTTTATATGACGCCGCCGATGCCCAGGAAGCAATGGCAGGAATTTTGAAGAAAAAGTATGCCGATGACCGTGATATCATCGCGGCCGCAAAAGATATTCTTGACCGAGCGGGTTTTACAGCGGTTGAAAAAAAAGAAGTCTCCGTCAACGCGCCGCAGATTATCGACGATATAGGAGGCGGCTAATATGGCCGTCAGGCTTACTGACATAATCGCGCCGTCGTTTTATGAGGTGCATCGCGATGTGTGTGCTGGGCAGCATACGCACTATGTGCTTAAAGGCGGGCGCGGAAGCACGAAGAGCAGCTATATATCGCTTGAAATTGTCTGCGGCATCATTAAAAACCCTGACGCGCACGCGATCGTGTTCCGCAAAATTGCAGACACGCTGCGGGACAGCGTTTTTGCACAAATGCTGTGGGCTATTGATAAACTGGGCGTGTCGCAGTATTTTAAAGCGACGGTCAGTCCGATGAAAATCACATATCTGCCGAGCGGGCAAACGATTATGTTTCGAGGTCTTGACGATCCGATGAAAGTCAAGTCCATAAAAATCCCGTTCGGCTATTTTCGTTATATCTGGTTCGAGGAATGGAATCAGTTTTCCGGGATGCGGGAAACCGATAATGTGCTGCAGTCGGTCATGCGCGGCGGCAGTAAATTCGATGTTTTTTATTCGTACAATCCCCCTGAGTCGCTGCGGGCGTGGGTGAATGATGAGGTGCGCGTAGAGCGCGCCGACCGCCTGGTACATCACAGCACATATTTGACTGTGCCGCAGGACTGGATAGGCGCGCCGCTGCTGTTGGAGGCGGAGCACCTGAAACAGCACTCGCCGGAACGATATAGGCACGAGTTTCTCGGGGAAGTCACCGGCACGGGCGGCGAGGTATTCCGGAACATCAGTATCCGACCCATCAGTGCCGAAGAGATTGCGCGGTTTGACCGTATCAGGCGCGGCATAGACTGGGGCTATGCGGTTGACCCGTTTGTTTTTATATCGTGCAACTATGACAAGCCGCGCAGGCGGCTGTACATATACGACGAGATATACGCGGCGGGCATGAGCAACAGACTTGCCGCCGACCGTATAAAATCTCGTGGAGTTGCCGGCGAAATTATCGCAGACTCCGCCGAACCGAAGTCTATAGCGGATATGTATGAATACGGCCTGAGAGTCAGAGGCGCACGCAAGGGTCCGGACAGCGTGAAGCACGGCATAGAATGGCTGCGCGACCTCGACGAAATAATAATAGATCCCGCCCGCTGTCCAAACGCGGCGCGGGAATTTTCATCGTATGAGCTCGAACGGGATAAGGACGGCAATTATAAGGCGAACTATCCCGATAGAGACAACCACACGATTGACGCCACGCGCTACGCCACAGAGAACGACCAGCAGAATGTGAGGGTAACTTAATGATTAACAATATGGACTTGATAAGAGAAAAGCTCGCGTATCACCATACGGCTACGGACGATGAGATTATCAAAACCGTGCTTAAAAATGCGCGGGAAGACCCGGAGTATCTGGCGGCATGCGAGGGACTCCGATATTATCGCGGTATGCAGGACATTCTTCAGAAAGATTTTCGCGAGACGGTTGTCTACGAAGAAGACGAAAACAGCCCGGCGGGCATAAAGCGCGGCGGCGTTAAGATAATCAATGAAAACAATTCGAATCACCACAATGTGCATAATTTCCATGCGCTGATGGTCGATCAGAAAGTCGCGTACATTCTCGGCAAGCCGCTTTCCGTCTCCGTCGAGGGTGCAAATGACGGAGCGGGCAGTGTGGATGAAAGCCTGAAAGCTTTTGAGGACGCCGTCACCGCAGTGACCTCAGACGAGGCTTTTGCGGACATGCTCCCCGACCTCGCAACAAATGCGTCGAATTGTATCGTCGGATGGCTGCATGTCTATTACTCGGCAGCCGGCAAACTTTGTTTTGTTGTTATCCCGACGACAGAATGTATTGCCTGCCGCGATATGAGTTATCAGCAGGTGATTACCGACTTTTTCCGCCACTATAAAATAACCGTTGTGCAAAACGGCACAGAGACGGAGCGGGAGCGGGTAGAGTGGTGGACTGCGACAGGGGTAAAACGCTATGTCGAAAACGATGCCGGAGAGTTTGTGCTCGAAAGCAACAGCCCGCACTGGTATAACGAGCAGATAATCAACGATGAGCGCGTCTCGGTTGAGGCGAAATCGTGGGGAAGAATCCCGTTTGTTCCGCTTTATAACAACTCTGCGCATCAGACCGACCTTTCGCGCATCAAAGGGCTACTTGATGCATATAACCTGATATCTTCTGCGTCGACGAATAATCAGATAGATCTCGTTGAGCTCTATTGGATGATACAGGGATACGGCGGCGAGACCGCAAAAGCGATACAGCAGAAGCTGCAGATAAACAAGGCGGTGTCAATAAGCGATCCGTCCGGCAAGATAAGCGCCGAGCAGGTCACACTTAATGTCACCGAGCGCCTCGCCTGGCTCGATATGCTGCGCCGGGACATATATCATATCGGACGCGGCATTGATATGAACGATGAAAAGCTCGGCAGCGCGCCGTCAGGCGTCAGTCTGAAATTCCGCTACACCCTTCTTGACCTTAAGGCTGACCCGCTTGTTTCGAAGTTAAAGGTCATGCTGAAAGAGCTGTCATGGTTTATTACGCAGGATATCAACCTGAAGAACGGTACTGACTATGACTATACACTTATCAAATACGATGTCCACAAGTCGATGATAGTCAATGACGCGGAGACGGTGGATATAATTCAGAAGTCGCAGGGGCTTGTGCCCGATAAGATGCTTTTAGCAAAGCACCCGTTTGTTGATGATGTCGCGCAGGCGTATGAAGAGCTGCAGAAGCAGCGCGAGGAAAACGCAAAGATGTTTATCGGCGACGATGACGGCAAGGACGATTCCGAAAAGGATGATGAATAATGCGCTCTGATCTCTATTGGGAGGAGCGGGCACTGCAGCGCGAGGAATATGCCCGACGTGCTTCGACACGGGTTATAAAGACAAAAACCGTTAAGTTATACGCCAAGGCGCAGAAAGACCTCGACGCCCGCATAAACCGGATATTTTCGCGTTATGCGGCAAATGGTGAATTGACGCCGGAAGAGGCTCGGCGGATGCTGAACACCAAAGAAGCGGAAGCGGAATTGGAGGCACTGCGCAAAGAGCTCAATAACATAAAAGACCCGGTCATAAAAAGAAAAGCACTTGCTCGTCTCAATGCGCCGGCATACGCCGCGAGGATAAACCGCCTTGAGGCTTTGAAAGCCAATATCGAGACGGAAACGGCATTGCTTGCCGACCGGGAGAAGCGGGAGCTCAAGCGGCTGCTTGAAGACGTGAGCGGGGATACATACTATCGCAGTATATATGACACGCAGATCGGTACGGGATTAGGCTTTGAGTTCTCAGCCCTGCCGAAAGGCGCCATAAACACCATAGTAAATGACCGCTGGAAAGGCGCGAATTTTTCCGACCGTATCTGGCAGAACACATCCGCGCTTGCCAACAGCGCATACGGTATTGTGACGCGTGGAATTATGACAGGAGCGGGTCCGCAGGTAATGGCGCGCCAGCTCGCCGAAGCTATGCAGTCCGGAATGTATAACTCGATGCGGCTGATACGCACCGAGACTAACCGTGTGCACAACGCTGCTGAAAAAGCGGCATACGAAGAGGAAGGCATAACGGAATACAGATTCCTCGCCACCCTTGACGGGCGCACCTGTGATGTCTGCGGCGCTTTGGACGGCAAGACTTTTCCGGTCTCCGAAGCGAAGGAGGGCATAAACTATCCGCCGCTTCATCCGAACGACCGCTGCACTACAACGGCAGTCATAGAGGGACAAAACCGAGCTGAACTCAAACGCAGGGCATTGGATCCCGAGACCGGGAAAACGGTGCTTATTCCGGCAGAAACGACATATGAAGAGTGGCTTGCGGATAATATAAATCCTCTTACCGGGAAGCTTAAATATTATCCGCCCAAGACTTTGACACAAGTGTCCTCCTACAATAGAGATCAGTTCGAACGGTATTCGGCAGTCTTAAAAGAAAACGTGCCGGATTCTCTTGATGAATTCTTAAAAATAAAGTATAATGATCCTGAGAAGTGGAAGACGCTCAAGAGGCAATACCGCTTGGTGAATCAATACAAGATAGATTCAGGCAATTTATCTACTGATGAAATCTTACGGTTTGATAAAAAGGTTATTTATGAAAAAAGACTCCAGTTCACGAGCAAATACAAAAGAAGCGGAAACATTGCCGGAGCATATATCGATGATGATTTTGACAATATGTACTATGCACATAGTGCAGTATCTACAAAAGCAGATAGCAGTGGGTATAAAGGAACTGGAAAATTGGTCTTACTAAAAGAGGCACGACGTTTTAAATATATTGCTGTTCGCCGAGAGGATGGAACGATAAGAGAAGGAACCCACAATGATACTGAGGCAAAGCTTTTTGAGTTCTTTGCTGATTTGTATGAAACAACCCCCTTTAAAAAGATATGTATGCTTTCCGAACGTGGAATGTGTGATAGCTGTAAAGGGGTGATGCAGCAATTTAAAGAACTATACCCGGATGTTGAAGTGAATGTTATCTCAAACAAAAGGGTTGAAGGCAATGTTTGGAAAGAAAGGGTGAGAAAAAGATGAAATACGACCTTGATTATCAGGGCGCAACAGAAATTTTTGAAAGTCGTGTGATTACGAGTATACCGCCAATAACGGGAAGACTTCTCGAAAATTCATATCTTTCGGAGTTCGATCAGGATATCCTTGAAGAAGCCGAACGTCTTAACGCGGTGCTTCCGCTGATAAAGTGGGAAGTAGACAACAACGATCTCAGCGAAGCCATGAGCGACGAGCTCTATCTCTACTATGAGGATTTGCTCAAAGGCCGCCTCGACGGAATACTGGACGAAGATGAAGCCCCCATAATCATAAAAGACCTCACCGAGAGCTATATAAAGGCTTTCGGAAAAGATACTCTTGATGAAGAGGATCAATAATAAATAACAAGCCGCCAAGCGAAAGCGAGGCGGTTTTGTCATATCACAACATAATAATTACAGCGTTTTGCAGTCAAATGCAAAGCGCTGTTTTTATATCCAAATTTATCCGCCACCCGGAGCAAAATGGTGTCGCGCAATATTGGGACTGGCCAAGTAAAAAGGGAGCGCGGGAAAGGACAGACATGGACTGGCTTAAAGACATTTTAGGCGACGCACACACCGAGGACATCGACAAGAAGATAGCGGGCTATATCGGCAAGAACTTTGTTTCAAAAGCAGATTTTCGCGCCGAGTCCGACAAGGTCAAGAACCTTGAGGGCCAGATAGCAGAGCGGGACAGTCAGCTTGAAGAGCTCAAAAAGGTTGATACCGCCGGACTGCAGGCTACAATTACACAGCTGCAGAACGAGAACAAGCAGGCTAAGGCTAAGTATGACAGCGATATCGCTGCCATGAAACTTGACTCCGCTATCGATGCCGCTATTACAGCCGCCAAAGGCAAGAACGCAAGAGCTATAAAAGCCTTGATAACACCCGGCAGTGTGAAACTCGACAAAGACGGCAAGCTCGAGGGCTTTGACGATCAGCTCAAAGCAATCAGGGAAAGCGACGCCTATCTTTTTGACAAAGTCGAAACCAGACAGAGGGGCGGAGACCCCGACCACGGCGGCGGAGACCCCGAACCGGGCGAAGCCCCCGAGAACTATGCCGATTATGTAAATTGGCGCAAAAATCAGTAAAAACGGAGGATTTAACAAATGTCAAACAAATTTCTGACTCCTCAGATAGTCGCGAACGAGGCTCTTATGGTGCTCGAGAACAATCTCGTTGCTGCCGACCTTGTCCACAAGGACTATTCCAAGGAGTTCGCACACGTCGGTGATACTATCACCATCCGCAAGCCCGCGAAGTTTTGCGCGAAGAACTTCGTCGGCGAGACCGTAGATCAGAACGTGAACGAGGGCAGCGTCAAGGTGACCCTCGACCATCTCCGCGATGTCACCGTTCCGGTCACTTCCAAGGAAATGACCCTCGACATTAAGTCATTTTCTGAGCAGATCATCTCTCCCGCGGTGCAGGCCATATCCCAGGCTATCGACAGCGATATTATTGCTGAGGGCATCGCGAATGCCGGCAACACCGTGAGCGGCACCGCGAACGCGACCGACCTCAAGGACATTGCCAACATTGCCAAGGCGTTTGACCTCAAGGGCGTGCCGATACAGCAGCGCAGACTGCTCGTCAACCCGACGCACAAGTATCGCTATCTGACCACGGATAACCTCTCAAAGGTCGCATACGCGGGCAACTCCGACGCCCTGCGTTCGGCGGAGCTCGGCTCTATTTATGGTCTTGACACCTATATGTCGCAGAATGCCCCCGATACCCTCGCGGCAACTGCGGGTACTGCGACCGCTGCAAAGGTCTCCTGCACCGCCGGCGAGACTAAGGTCGCACTCTCGGATGTCACTGCGACGACCGGCACCTTTAAAAAGGGCGACGGCTTTATACTCGATGGCTATCTTTATAGATTTGCCGCCGATGCAACTGCCGCAAGCGGCGCGGTCGCTGAGGTCGCGATAGATCAGCCTATCCACCGCACTATTGCCTCGGGCGAGGCGGTCACGGTGTATCTCGTCAAAACGACTCATTCCCTTGCATTCCACCGCAACGGCCTTGCACTCGTTACCCGTCAGCTTGAGCTGCCTATGGGCGCGAATAATGCGGCTATTGCGTCAAGCAGGAACGGTCTTGCTATCAGAGTCGTATATGACTACGACATCAAGCACAAGACCGACCGCGTCAGCTTTGATATCCTGTACGGTGTCAAGACCCTTGACAGCGACATGACCGCAAGGCTGGTGGGCTGATATGACGGAGCAGAACAAGGCCGACCTCATAGCCCGGATGCGCGTGATGTTGGGTAAGGAAATGTCGCTGCCGGCTGCCCGGTATCTGCTGGACAGCGTCGAGTCAAAGGTGTTGCGATATACTAAGCGGCGTGAGCTTGTTCCCGGCCTTGATCTGCTTGTGGCAGAGATAGCCGCGCAGCGTTACCGCACGCAGCAGCCGGGCTCTACCGACGCGGCGCAGACCGTTGCAAGCATAACGGACGGCGACCAGAGCGTGAGCTTTAAGCACAGCGACTCAGACCTCGCCACAACGGCGGAACTGAGCGAAAGCGAAAAGGTGATGCTCAACGAGTGGAGGAGGCTTTTCTGGTGAAGATCCCCGACGTCTTCAGACGCGCACAGCGCGCCGTATTTCAAGACAAAGCAGTCGAGCACTATAAGGCCGTCAAACAGACGGGAACGCTCGGCAGCGAAACAGTGAAGCCCGCAGAAACACCTGCGGGCTCTTTTACTGTCAACTTCCGACTCGTTACCGACGCTATGCAGGCGCAGGAATGGGGGCTGCAGTGCAACAAAGACGCCACTTTTTCAACAACCGATACGTTCGCTGTCGAGAAGGGCGACTATGTGAAATACGGTGGCGCTTATTACCGAATCACCGAGATCCAGCCGCACGACAGCCACACGCTGTATCTTTGCAAGGCGGTGAGCCGATGAGCATTGAAATTAAGGGTCTCGGCGAGCTGGCTAAAAAGCTCGCAAAGCTCGGCGGCACTGATACCGCTATTTCAAACGGCACGCGCGAGGCGGCGCGAATAGTCAACAACAGCGCAAAAGAGCTGTGCCCGGTAGAGAACGGCGACTTGCGCGCGTCGCTGCATACCGACTACAAGCGCGAGGGTAGCAAGCATATCGGCAGCGTATTGACCAATGTTGAATACGCCGCCTATGTGGAATTCGGTACGGGTCCCAAAGGTAACGGCACATATCCTTATGAGCTCCCGAGCGGGATCCATTACAAGGCGGACAAGTGGCGCGGCAAAATCCCTGGTGTCGGCTGGCGAATGATAAGCGGACAAAAGGCGCAGCCGTATCTCTATCCTGCGCTTATAAACAATCGCGAGGCAATACTCGAGTGCTATAAGCGCGCGATACAGCAGGAAATAAATCGTAAAGGCGGTCAGAAAAATGGTTGATATCGAACAGGTGACTTATGATGTGCTTTCACTCGCCGTACCGGGTGTGAAATGGTCTGCGGAATATCCGCAGAGTTTTGAACGGCACGGTTTGATAAAGCAGATGGATAACTCCGTTAAAATGCCATCCTCTTCGCGTCCGGATCATTTTTCCCGGATCGCCGTGCAGATCCAGGTGTGGATGGCGACGCCGGAGGGCAGAAACGAGGTCGAGAGACAAGTCGACGATGCAATGCTCCGCCTCGGTCTGCTTCGCGGCAGTCCTAACCACCTTGAGGACGAACAGGAGGACGGTACGGTGTTATACCGCACCGTCCTGCTTTATAACGGAGTCTACGACAACAACACGAAGCGGTTTTACCGCAGTTAATAAGGAGGTAAGTACAAATGGAAGATTATCAGACTTCTATAGGCGTGATTCTGGAAATGGGCGCGAGCGCAGAAGCGGCAGCTGAAGTTCCCGGTCTGCTTGATTTTCCCGATATGCTCGGCGAATCGGACAAAATCGACGTGACCACGATGAAGGACACGCAGAGAAAGTATAAGCCCGGGCTTTCCGACCCCGGGGATATGGCGTTTACTTTCGGCTATGAGGGGATGAAGACCGGCACGAACTGGGCGACCCTCAAGGGAGCTAAGGATGCAGACAAGACCTTTATTCTGCTGTTCCCGGACGGTTCCGGTTTCACATGGACAGGCAGAGTGTCACTTTCGATGCCCGGAAAGGGCGTCGCAGAGGCGCTGACCTTTACTGCAAAAATCACTCCATCGTCGGATATAGAGGAATATACCTCGTCCGGCGGCTAAAGAACACATCGGCGGGGGAAACTCCGCCGAAAATTTAAAATAAGGAGACAACAACTATGCTTACTGCGTGTAATGCACCTTTTTATAGATTGACCGCCGGCGAGAAGGAGTACAAGCTCAAGCTCACGACGGCGACAAAAATCGAAGTGGAAGACCGTATAGGCTGCAGCCTGCTTGAAGCTCTCGACAAGCTGGCATACACCAAGGTCTTTGCAGTGACCCTCTGGGGCGCGCTGCAGAAATACCAGGCGAATATGACGCTCCCCAAGACATATGAGCTCATCGATGCGCTTGAAGCCGAGGGCTTTACCCTCGAGGACAGAGCGGACACATTCCTCGGCATTATGAAGGTGTCCGGTTTTTTTACACCGGAACAGATAGCGGACATGGAGCGGGAGGACGAGGAGACGGAGTAATCTTCTCCTCGTCCTTCTCCTCGGCGACCGAATGGGTCGCAGATCTCAAACCTCGCGCTTTTGCGGTCGAGATAACCCCGGACGAATTCTGGAGCATGTCGGCCGGAGAGGTTGAAGACCTTATATCCGCAAGGCAAAAGGCAGAAAATGAGCGGCGTAAATGGCAGTTACAGCTGATATGGAATCTCGGACAGCTCAATTCTTTCGCGTTTAACGACCCGAAAAAATATCCTACGCTTGAAAAGGCGTTCCCGTCAGCTTTCGGCATGCAGCAAACCGGGTGGATGGTAATCAAAGCTCGGATGTCCGCTTATGCCAAATCAAAAAACGCCGCAAGAAACGCCGCAAGGCACAGGGCAGGTGAAAAAAATGACAGTTGAAGAACTGCAAGTACTGATTACAGCAAACACCAAGGACTTTAACGCCAAGATTGATAAGGCGAACAAGAGGCTGGGGTCGCTCGAACAGCAGGCAACGCGCACGGGAGCGGGTGTCGGAAAGCTTTTTACAGGCTTAAAAACGGCCGCTGCCGTTGCGGCTATACAAAAAGTAGTGAGCGAAGTCAAGAAGCTGACGGACGCATACGCGGAAAACGAAGCCGCGCAGATGGGCTTGTCGAGCATATTAACTGCGCAGGGAAAAGACCTGAACGCCGCGAAAGCGTGGCTCAAATCGTACACTAAAGACGGTCTTATCCCGATGATGGACGCTTACACCGCGTATAAGAGACTCGCGGCGGCAGGGTATTCCGACGAGCAGACACAGTCCATACTGACCAACCTGAAAGACTCGGCGGCATTTAACCGTCAGGGCAGTATGACGATGGGCGAAGCCATCAAGAGCGCAACCGAAGGTATCAAAAACGAAAACAGCATTCTTGTCGACAACGCCGGCGTTACAAAAAA